ATCATACCTGTAACAGTTCTTGTGGTTGAAGCTTCAGTAGCTTTAGTACCATATAGATCATCGCCACTAGTTGTATTTTTTGCTAATATATTTAAATAACTTGGAGAAACTCCTGAATATATAGAACATGCAATCCATCCATCAGCTGGTACTGTATATGTACCTTGATTGACTGGTAATGTAAAATCAATATACCTATCCATATCTGGCATTCCAGCTCCACTAGCTGTTAGTTTCAAATCTTCTATATCATCTAACACTTCCTCTATATCAAATGTTTTAGGTACATTAAATGCTTTAATATAATACGGATATGCTATATTCTTTGGTCTACTCTCAGTAGTATCTCCTACACTTGATATTGTACCAGATGGTGTACCAGCTGATGCAGCTACATTAGTAGGAGTTTGACTTGTTAATGTACTTAATATATTTGAGTTTCCACTTAATGGTGTTGCGGATGCAAACCCTAATCCAGTAACAATGAATCTCTGGTTAGCATTTATCCAGCTACTTCCAGTAGAACTTCTATCATAGGTTCCTTGATTGTATGTATGTGTATGTGCATTCTGAGTATGGTTATGGTTTGGAAGAGCATTTCCTGTGAATGCATGATTATGAGATAGATTGTTACTTGCTTGATATCTTCCTATAGTAGCTGAAATATCTAACCCTCTAATGAAGTCAACTATCTTCGGTAATCTAAATGTGTTAATACCATCGCCACTACTGAAGCTACCCACTGAACCTTGAGCACTCTGTGTGTTCCATGTACTATCAGCTATTATATTACCTGACATATTAGCGAATTGCCATAACTTATTATACACCTCTCTATCTAGTAGTGATCCATTTAATTTTAAACATCCAGTAGGTGTTTCATTAGATGGCCATGGAAATATAAATCCTATAGGAAGACTTAAAGGTGCTAGTTCTATTTCTCTTATTTTTGGATCTATAAACTTCTCTCTATAATTATCTAGTGCATCTCCAAAATCAATAATGGCTTTCACTTCTGTTTCTGGGTGTGTTGTTTCTTGTACCATTCCACTGGATGTATTCACATACAAATACTGTCTTCTGATGGACATGTTGCACTACCTCCAATATATACTCTTTCTTCATTATATAATGGACACTTTAAAAATTATAATGATATATTCTAATAGCATAGACACACACTTCAAACCCATGAGGAGGTACCACAATGAGAACACTGTTTCAAATATCACTTAGGAACCAGGTTAACATGTACTATGATCTACAGAAGTTGAGAATAGCGAGTGGGCAAAGATTGTTAGCACAGTTTCTAGTTAAACTAGGATTACCACCAGAACTACCAGCATTGAAAGAAGATGCAACGAAAGAAGAGAAGGAAGAGAGAAAGTTGTACAATCAAGATAGGGCTGACATCATCAATGCCTTCTTGGAGAAACATGGAATAGCTCCCATTGAAATAGATGAGGAGGAAGGAATCAACGTCAAGAAGAAAGGTGGCAAGAAACGTCCTAGTGATTTCTTTGCGATTATCATTAGGGAGTACAAAGGAATCACCGACTGGATAGTTGCTGAGAAAGGAAGAATCCTTAAGGAAAAGCTAATAAAGGAACTTAAGGATGACACGAAAAACAAAGTTGATTCAACCAAGTTGATAGATGAATTGTCGTCTGCCACTTCCAGACTGACAAATGAAGCAATAACTACAGTTTCACCACATGGAGTAATATCGGATGAATCAGAGTATTACATGCTCAAAAGCTATGACTTACTGATGGAATCCGAGAAAGAGGAAAGGAAACCGATAGAACTAGCTGTACAAGAGCATCCACTTTGGCAAAAATTCTTGATTAAAGTAAGGGGATGTGGTGAGCTATTAGCTTCAGTCATTATATCGGAATTCGATATCCATGACTCTCCAGTCAAAGATCAGCAGACGGGAAAGCCAATAGAAGTTACAGCTGACTTTGTATGTACTGGAGATTTTCATTATGTACAAGAAGTGGAAGTTGATGGAATAAAGAAACACATCCTCATGAAGAAAAAGACTATCTCCAGCTTCATGGCATATGCTGGACAAGATGTCACAGATGTACCCACCAAGGATAAGGATGGGAACATCTTATATGATGAAGATGGTGTAATGTTAACCCATCGTGAGGGAAGGTGTAAGAAAAAGGACCACCAAATCAAAGTAAAGTACATCAACCGTAAAGGTGAGCTTCAAGAAAGGAACTCGATTACTTACAATGCTTTCTTGAAGACCAAACTCTATCTACTGGGAGAATCATTCATGAAAGCAATTGATTACGAGGTAGATGAGGATGGTGTGTACATCAGAGACGAGAAAGGTAAGAAGATCAAGAAGGGACCGAACTACTATGGTTCCATCTACCATAACTACCGGAATCGTCTAGACCAAATGCCTATTCATGATAGCAAAAGCAATGGTCACAAGAAGAATATGGCAATGCGGTACATGATAAAGGCATTCATCAAAGACTTGTTTGTAGCATGGTGTATCATTGAGGGGAAGGAAGTTCCTACCCCATATGAAGTAGCTAAACTGGGTATGGAACCTCACTCAACTACTTGCCCATATCTATTACCATTGCTACAGAAAGAAGCATAAAAATAATAACCCAGGGATACATCCCTGGGTTATTATTTTATTTCTAAATAGATCTATAAGGGTAATCAACCCAATTAAATAAAATGTATCTTAATGGAAAAATAATCCAGTTACACATAATGTGTCAAAAAGTGCGAATAAATCCGTATGTTGAGAGTGAATCTAACACCTTTACAAACTTATTGGAAAGTAATGTATCGTAATTAGCTATACAAACTCACGGAGTTAGAATGTATCAAAGAGCTTTAAATAAACCTGAAGTAGAAAATGTAACAGTTCGTTTGAATAACCCAGTGAAAAGAAATGTATCAATTATAGTTAAATATTCCAAAATGGGTTAATGTATCATATGCATGAATGAATCCATTGTATTAAATGTATCAATAGATAAGAATAATCCACAGAGCTAGAATGTATCATAAACAGGCATAGAATCCGTAAGTCACAATTGCATCATCTAAAACTATAAGTCCAAAACTTGAAAATGTATCAAAGGACATGAACAACCTATGAATCGCTAATGTATCATTGATAAACAATACCCAAATATACATAATGTATCAAAAAGAGGACTCAATCCAAAAAAATAAATGTATCATAGAAGAATAATATCTTCGTTGTCTCGGAATGTATCATAAGGAGAAAGTTCTCCACATTTCTAGAATGTATCTTTTAATCATAATAACCCAGAAAAGAGAAATGTATCATTGATGCAGATTGAACTCTGTCGAAGATAATGTACCAATGGCGAATATTCGTTCTAAGGAGTTAAGTGTATCGAGTATTGAAACTATCCCACAGAATAAGAGTGTACCTGAGTAAGATATTACTCCAATGGTCATAACTGTACCAAAGACAAATATTAACCCAAAATGAGGTAATGTATCATTTTAAGAAACGAAGCCCATCATGATATAATGTATCATAACTTTTAATCGCAATCCATAACAAGTCAATGCATCGTTGTACCATTAACAATTCCAATATAGTAAAATTTATCATACAAGGATACTAACCCATACCAATTGAATGTATCCATGATTCAAAATAAACTCATCGGTTTCAAATGTATCATAGTACCGGATTAACCCATGTCACGTTAATGTATCAGACAAGAAGATTGATCCATACTTAATCAATGTATCGGGGTTAGAATAAACTCAGTGTGTCAAATGTATCATGATATCATAGAAACCCACAATATATGCATGTATCATAATTCGCGACTAGCTCAGAAGAATCGAATGTATCGTTAAGAACAACTAATCCATGTATAAAGAATGTATCGAGAAAGAACATAGACTCATACTGTCTAAATGCATCATAAGAAGGACTTAACTCAACAGTTGAAAATGTATCACGGGAAGATATCGTCACCTTAAATTTGAATCAATGTATCATTTCTTTAACGGTATCCCATGAAGAAGTAATGTATCTTGGATAAGAAATAAATCCAGAATTCCGTAGTGTATCATAACCGCTTACAAATCCAGTGGATATAAATGTAACATACAACTTTATGAACTCAAAAGGTTAAAATGTATCACCTACAAATAGTAACCCAAGTCAAGAAAATGTATCAAAAGTCAATATTAACCCATGCCAACTGAATGTATCATTAATCCAAAATCAACTTATATAGGACTAATGTATCATAGAACTCAAGTTACCTCAAACACGTCTAATGTATCAAGAATACCAATAAACTCAAACTCTGCTAATGTATCAAATGCGTGTATGTAGAATTCATAAAATGTTAATGTATCAAGTTAAGCGATTAACTCGCAATGTCCGAATGCACCAATACTAAACCAATCAACTCAGGTAGTAGAAATGCATCACTCACCCCAGATAACCAGATGGCAAGAATGTATCATTGATACTCAGACAACCGTAAAGAATGAATGCATCATATGACGCTAATTAATTCAAGTAATAGGAATGTATCAAGTAATAGGATTAAACCAGAAATTTTTAATGTATCTGACTACGTTACACAACCCAACGAAAGAGAATGTATCAATCACGGTAATGATCCCGTTGGAATTGACTGTATCAAAGACATCTAGTAACCCATAAAGGCGTACTGTATCACCAAAACCTATCAATCCAGTAAGGAAAAATGTATCTCAAGCCAAAATGAATCCAGTGTCTATTAATGTATCATGAGTAATTATTAATCCAGGTCAACGAAATGTATCATGGTATAATCATTATTCTAAATACCGCAAATGCATCTTGGTATGAGCTAATAAACTCAATAAAGGAGAATGTATCAAGTTACTGGATAATTCCATTCAAAATTAATGTATCGTATTGACGAACAAACCGAAGAAATGGAATGTATCACAAAAGAAGAATAACACCCAATGAACTCAAATGTACCAAAGAGTCAAAGTAAACTTATCGGATTGAAGTGTATCATTTCGCAATAAAAACCCAGCTAGCGGGAATGTATCAGAGGTGGGATTAATCCACTAAGAAATACTGTATCAAAACATTTCATAAATCCATGAGGTATGAATGTATCATAGGGAACAAGTAACTTATGCTCTCATAATGTATTAATAGGAAAATGTAAACCCATATCACGTTAATGTATCAGATCGGGTTTAGTAAGCCCAAAGAGTCTAAATGTATCATAACGAAGTATAACCCATTGCTTTTAAATGTATCAAATAAAGTGAATAGCTCTATATGCAATAATGTATCAGTGTGCATGAATAAATCCACTAATCCAGAATGCATCAGGGCGCATGAATAAACTCAGGGACTCAAAATGTATCATATTATGATATCAAATCCAATTGATTTGAATGTATCAATGGGCATGAATAAATCCTAAAGAGTGTAATGTATCACACTAGTTAGTTAACTCAAAGAGTGGTAGTGTATCAAACAAGGCGAATAAACACATGTAAAGGGAATGTATCAAAGACATCTAATATATCCAATGCACATTAATGTATCAAAGTGAGTGACTATATCCAATATCAAGACTAATGTATCACTACGCGTTATAAACCTAGGACTTGAAAATGTATCGTGTCATGATATAAAACCATATCCATTAAGTGTATCATTTCAAGCGATTAATCCCATTGCAAATGAATGTATCATACGGGAGGATAAACCCAAAAATGTACAATGTATCAATTGAAGGATGAATCCAAGGGGACACAATGTACCTACAAAATTAACACATCATCTCGCAGTGTATCACATCAGCAAATATATCACATAGAATCAAAATGTATCTAAGTTAGATACAATATCCAAAATGATACAATGTATCACAGTGAAATATTTTCCTCAGGTCTAAAAAATGCATCATAAGAAAATACATTAACCCATTAGAAGGAAATGTATCTTTAGTACTTATCAACTCGAACTCATTCAATGCATCGTAGTCTTAAATTAACCCAAAAGGTTTGAATGTACCATAGAAAAACAATCAACCCAGAAGCGTCCAGTTTATCAAACTAAAGTAATTAATCCCAGATATAATAAATGTATCTTAGAAATAAATAAATCCTAAAATTGGTAATGTATCATGTCTACGAACAATTCCAGGAAAATAGAATGTATCATATGAAAGTAATTTAACCCTAAACGAGAAAATGTATCAACGGGTTATAGAACAATCCAGAGAAGAATAATGTACCAAGGGGGTTTAACAACACGAAAGGTTTCAGTTTATCAAAGTACAACATTAACCAAATAAATGGGAATGTATCAATTTGACATAACAACTCAAATTACCGAAATGTATCAAACGATATTAGTAAATCCATTAGGGAAAATGTATCATTAGTTAAGAATACCCCATTATGATAGAATGAATATAATCCTAGGTACTATACCTAGGATTATATTTTTTTATCCACATAATAGTTAGAGAAGAAACTTATTAGTTCTCCTAAGGTTTGAACTAATTTAATTCCAATTTCTGATGCAGGTAGTTTTAATACAATCTCTTGAGTTGGTAGTATTGCATCATATATCCTATCGATAGTAATAGTTCTTTCTCCACTGGGGTAATAACGTACACGACATAGTTCCTATTGAATTTTTAAACTAGCAACGTCAGTTAATTGATCTTGAGTGAATGTCATAGTACTATGTGCTTCATGAAAGAATAAATACATGTATCCAAAAAAATAATTCTCCTTATCATTATCAAAGTCCTCATTCGATATTGGAATGAATAATACTTCAAGTATTTTAGTTTCCTCACTATTATTTTTTTCTACAGGAGGTGAATAGTATGGTAACCCACTATCAGTATATCTACGTTGATAAGGCCACATGTTCTCACCTTCCTGTACGAAAAGTACTGGTTTCTCCAATAGACTTCTTTCTTTAATAGTCATACTACTCACCTCCTTCTGGAAATTAATAAAGGTCTCTAATATAGAGACCTTTATTAATTTATATTTATTCTCTGGACGAAATTATTACTATGGAAATCACTTTAAATCTTTTATATATTCTTTCAATTCTTTCTTACTAGGTAATGGTGTTAGTAGTGCTAATAACTGTTTAACATTTATAACTTCATTTCTATGTAATGATAATACTTTAGTATCATCAGTTATATTATCATCATAGCATTGTACTATATATGCAGGTAGATTATCTGTTTGATAAGGTCTTTGAGAATCATTAAACTGAATAAGATCTATCAATTTAAATTTTTTATTATTACAATCAGTTACTTCATAGTCTATTTTACTAGGATCATGTATACCACCATCTATGTCTACCAGTATATCTGTATCTCCTCTATGTATGATAAAATCCCAACTATGATATGGATTAATTAATGTACTATTGGTAACTAAATTATATGGAAATAGATTATTGAAATCTGGATGCATTGTAGTATTGTACCATTGGTACTGATGTTCTATGTTATGTAGTTTTAATTTATTCATAAATTCCAACTCATTCTTATTAGGCTCTATATCCAAGTTACTTAAATATTCATTATATCCAATAGCTCTCTTATATTTCCATTCCTGAAATTGCTCTGGAGTGATATTATCCCAGTATTTTTGTACCTTGTCAGAGATTCTCTTTCTCTTGATCTCTTTAGCTTCATCTGATAAATTATTGTGAAGATTCCGTACAAAATCTAACTTATTTGTTTTTTCATCTCCAGATAAATTGGCCCAATAAGCGGCCATACGATTTGATCTTTTGCATTTCTCTTCTTCTGGTAAATTTTCCCACCATTGTTTTTTATCGTCAGCAAATTTTTGTTTTTCATCTTCAGATAGGTTATTCCACCACTTGATATAATTAGATGAAAGTTTATCAATAAACTTTTTCCTATCATATTCAGATTTATCTTCCCATAATTTTTTATATCTTTGAGAGTGTACTTCTTTATCCTCCTCGGATAAAGAATTCCACCATACTCTACTACCTTTATTGAGAGACTTAATTTTATCATACTTCTCTTCGTCTGATAAATTATTCCATCTTTCTCTTCTTTTATTAGCATTAGATAGTTTCTCTTCATCCGACAAATTAGTATGATAGTCTTTGGTCAATTGGGATCTAATATCCTTATAACAGTTCTTGCATATATTAGGTAAGTTTTCTTTTATTCTAGAATATCTTTGTCTCGTGGATATAGTGTATACAGTCTTACATTTGTCACATACTAACGAAACTCTATCAGTTTTATATTCTGACACTATATTCACCTCTCTAGAGGATAGTGGGATAGATAAATCCTATCCCACTACTTTGTTAGTCCCTACTAGCTATGTTATCACTTTTCAGTGCTAACTTCATCAAAATATTGGGTTGATAATCATATAGCTCGAGGTTCTCCTCTTCATTAAAGGAATAATACACGTCAAACAAACCGAGTACATTCATGTTTACCTCTGACACATCGGTACCTTCAGCTTCTTTATATTTCATCTTGAGTACATTAGTGATGTTATCCAAGAAGATACAGAATAGTGGTATTACTGCTTCAGAAGTTCTTAAGTTTGTCTTATATTCATTATTGAGTTTATCATATGCCTTCTCTTGTATCTCCTTGAAGTACTCACCGTTTTTCTTGATATTGAGATCTTGCCATCTGACAAAGTTGGTAGTAGTAGTATCTATTGTGACTGGAGATCCATCATCCATAATATTTCTATTTATACTAATATACTCCATTATTGGCATGAAGTTTCCAACCTTCTCATTCTCATCATCATCATTATTAGTGTAACCAATATTAACTGAATTGAATATTTGGACTGTAAAGTTGTTATACCTCTTTTGTTTTTCTTTGATGAATTCTAGAATGGATAGGAAAGTAGCATAGAATACCACTGCATATACTTCAGTATTTCCGTTATCCAAATACATTTGAAATTGTTCTTCAGCAGATCTAGATGTTAAGTCACATACTATCTTCAATTCAGATTTGTTGTTGACTGCATAATCTTGAAACCATCGAACAACAAATGTTTCCTTATTGGGATTTAGTACTTTGATATCTACATCCTCTTCCTTTTGAACTTTTTGTTTGGCCATCTCATATATCCTCCCTTTATGCATTACTAATGAAAGTTCTTCCATTAGAATATATAAATATCATTTAACTAAGTTGAAAGCATTTCCCTTGAAATTTTAAAGTTCTTCATCATTAACTTTCTTGCCTGAGAATCTGCTGGAGATGTTCCTCTAAGTACTTGGAATACTTTCATATCATTCTCCAGATCATGTATATGAACTTTGATGATGGATCTAGTGTTAGGATTCATAGTCATGAACTCAAGATCTTCAGGTTGATTTTCTGCAAGACCTTTGAAGTAATGCAGAATATCAGGTTGGAACTTCTTCAATATCTTTAGAGTTCCTAGTAGAGATAACCTATGAGTAGCTCCACTCTTGATATGTTGAAGTATCATGCTATCTTTATTGGATATAGTATTTTGAATGGATTTAATTAATGGCCATCCCTTCTTACATAATCTCTCAGATAGTTCAAGAGTTTGGTATCTACCATCAATTATCCCTTTGAATATATGATCATTATCATCATATAATATCTCAGGGAATTCAGATTGAATTCTATTGATGAGCCCTTGAGGATTAGATAGAAATGTCAATAGTTTTTCTGGTTCTGTTTTATCTATCTCATGATGCATCTCTATCATTGCTAGTTCTTCTAATATCATTTCTAACAGACGTTCATTGATTTTATAATGTTGAGCTAGAAGACTTAGATCATCTACATACGAACTAGTCATTGATAGAAACTCTTTAACTTCAGTATTATTCATGAAATGAATATCTTCTGCATCAACATAACCAATCTTGTATTCCTTCATAACTTCTTTAATATATCTATGAAGGTAATCTTCCTTGTTGATCACAAATGGATTCTTTTTATCAGCTATTCTATATAGAGGTGGTTCTGCAATGAACAACCTTCCATCTTCTATGATCTCTGGAAATACTTTGAAGAAGAAACTACACAGCAGTGAACGTATTCCGAGGCCGTCTGTATCTGCATCGCTGGCTATGATGATCTTATTGAACTGGAGTTTATTGAGATCAAACTTAGAAGCAATATTGCATCCAAGTACTTTGATTAGATCATTAAATTCTCTATTCTCCAATATACCATTTAAGTCTAATTTGAACACATTGGCTGATACTCCACGAATAGCAAATAGTGCTTGGAACTTAGGATCTCTAGATAGTTTCAAACTGCCCTTCGCACTATCTCCTTCAATAACATATAATTCCTTGTATTCCTTGCCTTTATTAGTACAGGGGTCATAATTTTTCATCTTGTATGCTGCCCAGTTATTTGAGAGTGATTCTTTCATTACAGCACTACGTGTCTTATCACTTTCACGTCTGGCTTTAGCATTTGTCTTTACTATGTTTATCATATCTCTCAACTGATTAGGATGAGCTTTGAAATATTTCTGTAAAGATTCTATAGTTTTATCTCTAAGAAGTTTTTCAAGTTCCTCAGAACTAACTTTATGTTTAGTCTGTGATGTATATATAGACTCAAAGTTAGTACTCAATGATACTATGAATGATAAACCTAGTTTAACATCATCCCATTTGATATCTAGTTTATCTCTATCAGATAATGTAGATTTGGTAACTTGTTGGAAATATCTACATAGACCTTCTAACGATCCATCAAGATGAGACCCTGCATCTATTGTACAAGTTGTATTACAGAAACTATCAATGTATGGATTGATTGTATTATCCGTATAAGCAAAAGCTATGTCCATATGGATAAATCTTTTAAACTTCTTACCACCTATCTCCTCAGTTAAATTATCATCTTCAATTCTTAACTTAACTTTATCACTGATGATTGACTGTTTATTATTTCTAAAAGTTAATAAAGATTCAAATGGTTGTGTCTTATAATCCTCTACAATTTCTCTTCCATGTTTATCAATATACTTAGATTTCATCTTCATTCTACTGTCACTAAGATATTGAAGATTAACTAATTCTTCTCTGATCTGACTCCATACTATTCTAGTGTTCTTTCCTAGAATCTTACTCGGTTTGAACATTACTGTTAGCCCATGTTCATTTGGACTACAAGCTCTTTCCTCCTCCTCTACTTTCTCTCCTTCATGGAATACCAATCTCTTGAATTTATTTTCAGTGCCACCTCTATAACTGGTAACCTCAGTTATCTCTCCTAATGCAGTAAATGCTATAGTACCTACTCCATTAGTTCCTAGAATGTTTACCTTTAACTCACTCTTCTTCTCTGAGCTAATGTTAGAACCACTATTCAGGGAGGTTAGTATCTTCTCTAAATCATTTAAAGGTATTCCCCTACCATCATCTTTACAGGTAATTGCTTGAGTTGATTCATCAAAAGATATATCTATTTTGCTAGCTGGTGATCTTGGATTCTTCATCTCATCTATGGCATTATAGATAATCTCTAGTGATAGTGCTTTTGCAGCTGCTTCATTACTGAAACTGATGTACATTCTACTTTTCAATCTTAGTTTCATAATATCAGATTCGATATAATCAAACTTATCATCAACAAATTTACTCATATTATTCCTCCTAATATTTTTCTATCCATACGAAAGTATGGCCCTTGTGTTGAATGATATATAGTTTAGATCGCTTCGAACATCCTTCACAGTAGAAAGTTATCGTTAATCCATGTCGACGAGGAGATGGGTTCTTCATGATACTTGTAGAATCTATTGTATAGATCGATACCCTTTTATTTGATGTATCACTTGATTCAATAACTAATGTTTCTTCTTCATCTTCCTCTCTGTTATAAAGACATACTTGTTCTTGATGCATGTCTTCACCACCACAACGTGGACATATTAGATCGCTTGCATCGTTAAATGTACTAAGTTTGATATTCATTTGTATCCTCCTAATATATTTTATATTATTATCTCGATATAATTATAATATATAATTTAATATTTGATATCACTATATGATAAATCTATATCTATCTTAAAGGAGAGATTCCGGTTATGAGAGTAACAAGCGTAGAATTGACAATGCCGTTCCATAGGAATTTAAAAGGTAAGTTTTGTTGTTGGGGAAAAATAGTACTTGACGACGTGTTACTAGTAACAGGTATTAGGTTATTTGAAAATAGACAGAATGATGAAGTTGTAGATAGGTATATAAGATTTCCTGATAGACAACCATCTCTAAATAGTACTGGAGGAGAATTCGTTAGTATAGCTGTAGTAAATACAAACAATGAAGAACTTCGTAGACATATAACTGAAGCAGTATTTGAAGCATATGATAAACATCCTAAAAATCCTAAAAATTTCAGAAATAGAGAAACCAATAATAGACCTCCACAAATAATATAGTGAATAAACGTTGGGATAGTCATCCCAACGTTTCATTAAGTTGTTATTAACATTTTATAGGGAGATGATAATATATGAGTACACATATGATACAACTAAAGTCAGTAGGAGATAATATAAACTATTTAGATAGTAAACTAAGTATATCTGTAGAGCACAACCATACTCCTATATTGAGGAAAGTAAATAAAAAAATAACGTTGTCTATACCTAGATATCAATTAAGAGGTGGATCAATAGGTGACTATGCTTTATTTGCTGGAGGTATAACATATACTGCTCTTATTAATAGCACAGTAGTAGACGCATACAATACTTCATTAACTAGGTCAACACCAACTGCACTATCTGAAGCTAGACGACAAGCAGACAGTGCGTCAGTAGGTAACTATGTCCTATTCGCTGGAGGATATACAGGTACTGATAGTGCAGTAGTAGATGCATACGATACTTCACTAACTAGATCTACAACTACTGCATTGTCTGTAGCCAGATCTACTCATGGAACATCAGTAGGTAACTATGCTATATTTGCTGGAGGAACTAGTGGTAATAAAGATACAGCGGATGCATATAATACATCTCTCACTAGATCAATACCGACTAAACTATCAGTAGCTCGACAAACTTTAGCAGCTGCATCAGTAGGTAACTATGCATTATTCGCAGGAGGATATGTTCATGATACTCCCTCACAATATCTTGCTACAGTAGATGCCTATAATACATCACTTACTAGAACTACTCCTACGGCATTATCTACAGTCAGAAGACTTCTAGGAGGTGCCTCAATAGGTGGGTATGCATTGTTTGCTGGAGGATATACTGGTACTGCTGTTAGTGCAGTGGTCAATGCATACAATACATCACTTACTAGAAGTACACCCACTGCATTGTCTGTAGCACGACAGTACGTAATAGGTATATCAGGAGAGGAATATGCATTATTTGCAGCAGGATCCCTTAGTAATGGTGATATAGTAGATGCATATGATATCTCATTAACTAGATCAACACTTGCTGTATTATCTGAATCACGAGA